TGTTGACCCAAGAAAAGCAATGGTGTCCACCGCATCTGCTCTCAATCGTCTCTTGAACGAGGCTGAAGAGCACCCTCTCCGGCAAGTCGCGATCCGCCTTATCCGTCGCATGGCAAAATCCCTTTTCCCGAAAGGTGAAAAGATTTCGAAGCGCCCACCTAATAGTGGAATGTCCTGCTTAGAAAGCTCCCGCTCCAAGGGAGGGAAACGTGGCGACGTGGGTTGGTCTACCCGAATCCGAACTCGAACCTATCTCGAAGTGCAGATTGGAAACGATCTACACTGGGGGGAAGTTTAGGACCATCGGAATACATTCAGTCCGGCATCAAGAGTTCTCTTGGTTGAACGAGTACATGTTCAGCCGATTGAGGGCAATGCCATGGTGTATTTCCGGAGGATCCGTGCGATCTTGGGCCGACCGACTGCCAGATCTGGACGAGTACGACTGGTGCATATCCGGTGACCTCGCTTCCGCAACGGACTATTTCGTGCCAGAGATGGCTGAGACTGTCCTAGAGGTACTGGTGAGCCATAAAGTCTTAAAACCAGACGAGGCAACACAGGTTTGTGCGGGTTTGACGCGTGCTGAACTTTACATCAAGGTAAAGGGAGAGGACGTCCACGAGGGAACACAGAAACGTGGCCAACTCATGTCGAGTGATGCTTCGTTCCCGATCTTGACCATGAGCTCTGCAGTGGGCGCAATGATGACTCTGATGCCCGATCATCCCTGGGAAACCATGACCGATGAGCAATTCGATCTCTGGCTTCGTGACCCTAAAAAGTTCGGAGTCAACGGAGACGATGTCGTTATGTTCGGTCCCCACAAGCGAGGTGATGAATGGGTGAACACTATCGGAGCAATCGGAGGCGTCCCTGAACCTGCAAAGTCTCCCATGGATCGGGATTTCTTCACTGTCAATTCAGAACTCTGGAGTCGCGTAGGGGGCATTCACGAGGTCGATGTTATCAAGCCGGGAAAGATCCTGTCTCTTGTATCCGAGAGACATAAAGTACCTGATATCGACATGTTGAACCTTGCCTCATCTGCACTCTGGGTTGACGGTGGTCGAAGCGCTCAACTCGACGTCCTCCTTCTTCCCGAAGTCCCTCGTTCCCTCGGTGGCCTAGGAATGTTGCCGCCGACGTCTGCTAGGAATGACGTACTCTTCCGACGCCTGATCTGGGCTCGTGAGTCACGTGGATCCTTGTGGACTGAAGCGTCTTCATTCGTCCCTGCCATCGGGGAGACAAATGGGAACGCCACATGCATCAGTGGTGAGCAGAAGAACGATGGCACTCTAGTCAAACGCTTTACTGGTTTTGTCCCCAAGTGGTGGCTTACCGAGTTGCA